GTTGTAGCAAGCGGTGGCAATGCGGCACCAACCGTTCAGAATGTCGTTAAGCTGAAATCAAAGACTAAAATGTCGGTATATATCGCAAGTACAGCTTATGGATTCCCCGCGAACATCGAATTTACGTACCATGTCATATATTCATCATAAGGAGTAAACCCATGAAATATCTAATCATCGAAATTCAGAAATTCGCGGACGGGACAGTCGCTACGCCGCCGCTCTCTACAGCGGAAACGCTCAATGCGGCAAGGTCTACGTTCTACTCAAAGTGCTCCACCGCAGCAGTCAGCGAGGTTCCAATCCACACCATCGTCCTTATGACGGACGTAGGGCAGACAATAGGGTTGGAGAGTTTTGATCATACAGCGTAAGTAAAGCCTACTCCCGAACCCGAAGAGGTGGTGGAAGAGTAACTTAGTTAAAGCAACCATTTTACTCAGAAGCGAAACAGAATATTGTTGAATTTGTAAAAGACTTGTCATAAAATAGAAAATACATCGAAACAAATAAAAAGAGAGCCATGAAGGACTCGCAATCACAAACATGACTCTCAACCCGAAGGCATGGTTGTATTTTACCATACCTTCCTTGCAGTGCAAAGGGGGTATTTTTTTATGCAAGCAAAAGAAACATTCATTCAGACGATCAAGTCCGGGCTGGCAGACCTCGTGGATGCCGACACCGCTGAGAAGGTCATTGACATGGTTGTACTGGAACTCAAAGACTACGACTTGGCAAAAAGGTCTACAGAGTTAGTGCCATATGATGACGAGAATCAGAAGGTTATAAAATCCTTCCTAGGGTGTCTTATGGTGGAAGGAAAATCCAAAGGCACGATCAGGCAGTACAAATACTCACTGAAGTGGTTGTTCGAGTTTCTAGGAAACAGAAAATACAGTGAGATTACGACCGCAGACATCATGGCTTGGCTTGCACAGATGAAGATGTCCGGGGCGAAAAGCTCAACGGTGAGAAATCGGCGGTCGAACATTTCTCCGTTTTTTACTTGGCTTTACAACAACAGGATGATCGAGCGGAATCCTATCGATCCCATCAGGCCCATCAAAGTGCCTAGCGAAGAGAAGAGAGCTTTCTCAAGTGAAGAAATCGACACGATAAGAACAATCTGCAAATCGCCTTTCGAGAGGGCACTGGTGGAAACTCTGTTGTCATCTGGACTCAGAATCAACGAATTAGGCAATCTTAAACATGAGGATGTCGATTTTGATAAGCTGATAGTCCATGTTAAAAACGGCAAGGGCGGCAAGGACCGCACGGTCTTTATTACGCCAGTTGCCAAGAAGTATATTTTGAAATATCTGGCTTGGAACAAGCACAAGAGCGAATATGTCTTCACATCGAGGCTTGACGGCAGATACAATAACAACTCGTTCGGCGAGGTGATGAGGGATATGTCCAAGAGGTGTGACATTCACATTCATCCCCATCGTTTCAGAAGGACGTTGGCTACCGACTTGGCGAGGAAGGGTATGCCGATTCAAGAAATTCAAAAGCTGCTAGGTCACTCGAAAATAAGCACTACACAAGGCTATATCGAGACTAGCATTGATAAGGTCGAATCATCTTACAGACAGTATGTAGCATAATTTTTATGGCACTCACTTAGGTGGGTGCTTTTTTATTTGCAGAAAGGAAATCACACCAATGGATTTTCAATCACTTATCGTCCCTATTCTTGCCGCAATGAGCGTTCCTTCTGCAATCACAGGCTTCTGCTTTTGGCTACTTGAGCAAAGGATCAAAAAGCGTGATGACGAGCAGAAACAGGCTGAAGCAAAACGGCAGAAGAAGCTGGACGAGAGAGAAGCACAACGCAAAAAGTACGAGGTTTGTCAGCTTAACATGACGGCGGCATCGATGGCACTGGCAGAGGCTACTGCACAGGCAGTACAGAGGATACCAGATGCACACTGCAATGGCGATATGCACAAGGCACTGGACTATGCCGCAAAGGTCAAGAACGACCAGAGAGACTTCTTGCGAGAGAGAGCAATCGACAATCTTGATTTCTAACGAGAGGAGTGATTCTTATGAAATTTTCAAACAAAACATATGACATCCTAAAAGAGATTGCGCTGACCATCCTTCCGGCACTGGCGGTGTTTTATACCGCTTGCAGTAAGATTTGGGGACTGCCGTATGGTGCAGAAATTCCCGCCACAATCATGGCGGCTGACGCATTATTGGGTGCTTGTCTGCATATCAGCAATGCAGAGTACAAGAAGGATGGTGGTGCAGAGTGATTAGACTTCATATTCCTGGAAATTTCAGTTCAGATAGCGGCGGCCCCAGATGGGGAGATGCACAGATCATTGATGATGGTAAGAACTTCGAAGTCATTGATGGTGGATGTGGTGCGCTGACAACTAGACTTATCCGTGCGCTGAAGGATAGAGGAATCAAAACTCCATATCTTTATATCACTCATCCACACTACGACCACAGATACGGCATTCGCCAGATTATCAAGGACTCCTACTTCGCACCCAAGGCATTGTATTGTCAGGACCCTTCTTCACTGAAGGCTTACAACAGTGCCATTGGTGGAGACATTGATGCGCTCAATACCATCATCAAAGAGGCAAAAGCAAAGAAGATTCCTGTCTACTATCTCACTGACGGTGACAAGATTTCCCACGGTGACATCAAGTTCACTGTATATCGTGACTTCCCGAAGTATAATGGCAACTCTGACGCATATCTCAATGACGGTTCCTTGTGCTTCTGGTTCCCCGAACTCAAATATCTCACAACTGGAGATGCCGGACTTGACTGTGCCAAAAAGCATGGCTTGAATCCTGTGCTTATCAAAATCGGTCATCACGGAAATGATTGTCCGAGAGCGATTTCTACATGGCTCTATAACCACGGCACTCGTTATTGTTGGGATAATGATTTCAACACGGAACTTACAGACTTCCTTATGACCGGAAGAGAGGATTGCATCGCAGTTGGAATGAGGTATTTCTCTTGCCACGGCGATATTAATGTCATGTTCCATAGCGGCAAAGGCGTGATTTACAAAAATGGTCATTTCTATTCGTATTCATGCGCTTACAAGGGTGTGCTGACACTCAAAAAGCCTGACCTCGCCATTGTCAAGACAGTTCTCAAAGGGGATGCTGGTAGGGACGATGCAAGAACCACATATCTTCTCAACAGGGGATACCGTGCTGGCGAAGTGCAGACAGAAATCAACGAACTGTATAGACTCATCAAGGGGTAACACTATGGCTAAAGTATTGATGGTCGGAATCGATATATCCAATCACCAAGGCAGAGCAAAGATGGACTTGAATAAGGTGCTGACCAAGCATCCAGAAATCAAAGTGGTTATCATCAAATCTTCTGAAGGCACTGACTATGACGATGCCTATGACGAGGGATTTATTGAGATTGCCTTGAAACATGGATGCAAGGTCGGTGTCTATCACTTCGCTCGACCGGGAAAGAACTCGTTTCTCGCAGAGGCAAAGTTCTTCCTCAAGCTCACACTCAAGTATAAGGGCAAGGTCTTCTATGTGCTTGATTGGGAAGACAAGAGCGGAGCATCTAAGGCGTCTTGGGCGAAAGGTTGGCTTGACTATGTTGCGAAGGAGACAGGCTCAATTCCTGTTTTCTATAGCTATGAGAGCATGATTAATGCGAACAACTATTCGAGCTTCAACAACTATCCGCTTTGGGTTGCGAAATACAGAGACTATGGCACTGACTACAACTTCGATATGAGCCATGCCGGTACGGCTCCGAACGTCAAGTGGTGGAGCAGCTACATTGCTTGGCAGTGGACTTCGGTCGGCAGACTCGATGGTTATTCTGGCAATCTGGATTGCAGTGCTTTTTACGTTGACGAGGACTACATCGATAGTCTGATTCACGGCGGCAAGACTACCGCCAAGGAAGAGACTAAGGTCCTCTACACATTCCCTGTTACTAATCCTGTTCAGATTTCCAATTCTGGCAGTGATGAAAATGGTGGATACAAATATGGCAAGGCTGGCGATCAGAGCGGTCGTGAGTGGTATATCAGAAATTGGTACAAGTACTCAAGCGGATGGAACTGCGTCCTCAGACATCCAGATGCCAATGTCAGAGCCACAATCGCACATCTGGCAATCCTGTCTGCGAACAATGACAACATCGGGTACGACCAGTCCAATCGTGATTCGTATTGGCAAGAGTTGAAGAAGGTCGGATTCGATCCTAGCAAGATAAGCAAGGCGGTTGAATCTGATTGCTCTGCCGGAGTCATTGCTATCGTTAAGGCAACTGGCTATTTGCTCAATAGAGAAGAACTGAAGAATATCTCAGCTACATATACTGGCAACATGAGGGCCGCTCTCAGCAAGGCTGGTTTCGATGTTTTGACGGCATCTAAGTTCACCACTACGGATGACTATCTGGTTGCCGGAGACATCCTTCTCAATGATATTCATCACACTTGCATTGCAGTCAGCAACGGAATCTATAGTGGAGCAACAAGCACTGCTACTGCTCCTACTGTCACTGGAAAAGAGGACTACGAGATGTTACCATTACTCAAGAGAGGAAGTAAGGGAAGGGCCGTCAGAGTGCTTCAATCAATGCTTGGATTCACAGGCGATGACCTTGACGGTTCCTTCGGCTGGCACACCATGAGTGCCGTAATCGAGGCTCAGAAAAAGGCTTTCCCTAACGACAAGACCGAATGGGACGGTGAAGTGGGGCCTAAGACCTGGAAGGCACTTATTAATACACTGTGAGAAGAACGTTAATTCCATGGAAACGTTTTTCAATACATCAAATTGGGGAGTTGAAAAGACTCCCCTTTTTTTATACCCTTATATCCAACAGATGTTTGTATAAATGTGGTAGTAACTGACAATATCCGAACGGACAGAGTTTCTTGCTACCGAAAAATAACCTTGATTTGCTTATCGCTCCCATAGTAGATTCTGTCGATTACACTTCCCCAAAGTTCTCGCTTCTCTACATCTGTGAGAGTCCAATACCACTCATCAAGATTCGTCCCTACAAGGTTTTTTAAAGCGGTTTTGTCAGAGCCTTCATACTTCTTCATACGAGCCTTGAAATCGTCTATATCAGCCTTGTAGACCGCCATATCACGCTTATATTCGTCTAGGTTGATTAACTCGTTGACATACAACTCCTTCAGCCTAGACATCTTCTTCTCTGTCGCAGCTATCTGCTTCTCGTAGTCTTTCGCTTTGTTTGCATCTTCAACATTTATGTCAGCAAAAGCCAAGTCCTTCAGATTCTCAACTAAGTATTTCTCAAGTTTCTTCTCGCTGATCGATTTCGTATTACTGCAAGTCGGGACCGGTCTGTAGTGATACATACATCTGTAACTTTTGTATCTACCATTTCCTCTAGGTCCAGACCTACTTGTCATCCTTCCGCCGCAATCGGAACACCAAATCATTCCAGAGAAGACATAGTTCCTAACTTGATTCGCCTTGACGTTCATCTTCAGCATATGTTGAACCGTCTCAAATGTCTGCTTGTCGATGATAGGCTCAAAATATCCTTCGATGCCGTATGCTTCGCCAATGTATTTCCGATTCATCAGCATATGCTTGAAACCGCCTTGTGTCTTCGGAAGACCGTTCCCCTGCATCAGCCTCATCGTTTTCCGTATGCTACCAGTTTCCAAGTATGTCTGGAATGTTTGCTTCGCTATGTCTGTCGTCTCTGGATCTGGGACGATGTGCTTGTCCTCAATCTTGTATCCAATCGGCACACACCCGGACAATGCCTCACGCTTGGTCTTCTTGTAGTCGAAAGTCCTGTTGATTCTGAGAGCGGTGTTGCCGGCCTCGTATTCGGCAAATGCCATCATCTGTGTCACCATCAATCTTCCAGCCGGAGATTCGGTTTCGTAGCTTTCCCAAATCGTCTTCCAAGGCACTCCATACTTGTCCAAAATCTCTTGCACGTTCATGTAATGCTTCACACTTCTGAACCAGCGGTCAAGTTTACATATCAAAATGATGTCTATCTTCCGCTTCTTTACATTATCCAGAAGCCTCTGCAACTCATCTCGCTCATTGAGCAGAGTGCCAGAGACTCCATCGTCAACGTACACATCTTGAATCTCATAGTTATGCTCGTTTGCATATTTCTTCAGCGCATCGACTTGTGCCGGGATCGAATCCCTGTCGGCTTGTTGTTCGGTGCTAACTCGTGCGTAAAGTGCCGCTCGTTTCATGCCGTTCTCCTTCTATCTGTTGTACGTCTTCTTTTTCCCAATCATTGTGTCTTACATGATCTAGTGCATGAAGGAAACACCTTCTCTGCATTTCACTTGACCACCTGGAATTGATGAAAATTGTGTAACTGTCATCACCGTTATGGCAGATTGACTCTCCAATCATCGGGTCGAGGTCTGCCAGTACAAGTACAAAATTGTAACCTATAAGGTCAGTCGGGAGATTCGTCTCCGTTAAAATCGTAGTTGTCATCTGGATTCTCCGCTTTGTAAAGGGCAACAATCATGTCATAGAATGCTTGGAATCTTTTTGGGTCGATATTCTGTTTGACATGATGCAGTGCATGAAGCTGCGGGTCTTCGAACATTTGTTGTGCTATCATCGCCGACATGGCATCTTTATAATACGCCTTGTCCTGTGCATTTTCTTGTACACCATTAAGCAAATAGTCTGTTGTTGTCTCCAATCTATCAGCAATCTTCTGGAGCCGTGCCGATGACATTGTGGTTCCTTTTTTGAGTTTCCCGATGCTTCCTCTTCCAAATCCCAATTCTGTTTCTAGGGCAGTAATAGAAATTCCTCTTTCTTTGCATAGCTCATTAATCCTGTCAAAAGTAGTCATTTTTCTATCCTCAAAAAAAAGCATAAGAAATATTTCTACTTTCTTGTTGACAACTAGAAACTATTCTACTACAATACCATTTGTAAGCAGAAATAATTCTACTGAACAACAAAAAGCAGAACTGAATATATGAATAGTGTGGTAACTAAATCATAGAATATGTTCTACTATTTGTCAATGTTTTGTAACAAAAATTTAAAAGAAAGGGGGTGCGGCAGTGTACTACGAAGTCATCTACAAGATGGCAAAGGAACGTGGCATTTCCATCAAGTCTCTGGAAGAGGCGGCAGGCCTTGGAAATGGAGCGATTGGAAAATGGCGAACGCTGAAGCCTAACATGGCGAGTTTGGAGAAGGTAGCAAAAGTTCTTGGTGTAAAAGTCATAGACATAGTTAGTGCCAGTGAGGCTACTGAGGATTAAAAGGAACAATGCACAGAAAATTTCTTGGAGTTTATTTAATAACCAACACAATCACAAAGCGAACGTATGTAGGAAGGTCTGGCAACACACGTTGGAGAATAAAGCAACACCTTGATTCGTTGAAGGGCGGGTATCACCCAAACGAGCTAATGCAAGAGGATAGCTACACGTTTGGATATGAGACGTTTGAGGCCAGGGTCATCGGTTTTTATGACGAACATGAGGCATCGAGAATGGAAACATTCATGATGAAGATGCTAAGAACACAAGACAAAGCGTTTGGCTACAACTACAAAGACCGTTCCGGGAATTGCAAGACCGCAATAAATGATAGGTGGAGAACGCCGCCGATGGCATGGCAACCGCATTTCAGACGTATGTTCCTGGAAGGAAAAACAACATGGCGAGTTAATAGACTCCCATATCACGAGCCGGAGCCGATTGACGAATCCGTTCGATGGTGAAAAAGACAAAGGAGAAAACAATGAGAACAATAGGTGGAATCAAAATCCCGGACAAGGATACATACAAAATCCAGTCCACATTCAAGTACGAACAGTTCCAGCTCATCGAGGGCAACAGAAGCATCGACCACGAAGACCGCATCGAAAAGAGCATAAGGAAGAGCGGACTTCTGCTTCAGCCGATACTGGTGAACCAGAACATGGAGATCATCGAGGGGCAGAACAGATACCAGTGTTGCCGGAACCTTGGACTTCCGATTTACTACGTTGTTCAAGAAGACATCGGCTTGGAAGAGGTCAAGAGCCTTAACAGTGCATCGAAAAATTGGACAACACGGAACTACATCCACTCGTTCGCAGCCGGTGACAAGAAACTCGACTACATCTATGTTGAGCAGTTATTCAAGCAGTTCCCTTGGGCAACACAGAGAATTGTGAACTTCGCCATTCACGACTTTGTCGGTGGATTGAAGAGCGGTGCGATCAAATCTGGCGATATGAAGTGTGACGAGGTTGAGTACAACAGGTCGGTGAATGCGCTTGGATATGCCGAGCAGTTCCGAAAATTCATTGATGGTGTCGGCGGCAGAAAAGAGTTCTACTTGATCGCAATCATGTTCTGCTACTTCTGCGAGGAAGTTGAAAACGATTACCTTCTCACAAAATTCCAAAAGTACCACAAATCGCTTTCGCCCATATCCGACATCAAGTCTGCGGTTCAGCAAATCGAGACTAAGATTTACAACTATCAGATGCGGACTCCCAGAGAGCCTATTTCCATCGTTATGGAATATGAGAGAGCAAGAAGGGCCGGACGCAGTAACAAAAGAAAAGAGGAATAAGCCATGAGAATGATGGATGTTGACAAACTGAAACCGCATCCGAAGAACAACTACTTCTTTGATGACATTGATGGAGAGCCGTGGACGGCATTCCTGGAATCGATTGAAACAAGTGGCGTGATCGAGCCGATTATCGTTTCCGCTCCCGACCTCACAATTGTATCTGGTCATCAGAGAGTGAGAGCTTGCAAGACTCTTGGAATCAAGCAAGTGGCGGTCGATGAAAGAACCTTCGATTCCGATGATGAGATTCTGAAGCAGTTGATCGAAACAAACATCCGTCAGAGGGGAATCGGAAACATCAACTTCGTAAAGTTTGGGCGATGTGAAAGAGAACTTGAAAGAATCTATGGCATTCAGAAAGGGAACAATCAGCACACACAGGATAGTCCCATTGGGACTAAGCAAAAAACTCAAAAAGACCTCGCAGACGAAAGCGGTGTGAGTCTAAGCACATACAAAAGATCAATTCAACTTGCGGAACTGCCAGAAGAAATTCAGCAGATGGTTATGGACAGAAAGGTGACGGCATCCACTGCAAGCAGAGTTATCGCAAAGCTTACTCCAGAAGAGCAAAAGCAGCTTGCTGAACAGATTTCTGGCAAGGATAAGGTTTCCGGCAAGGAAGTCGAGGCAGAGATTGCAAGGCTCAAAGCAGAGAACAAGCGTCTCAAGGATGACAACAAAATACTCGCCAGAAGGTCTGAGCCTACGGTCATCGAGAAGACGGTCGAGGTTGAGGTAGTGCCGGATGACTACGAAGAAGCAAAGCGTGATGCCGAGATTGCCAGAAAAGACTTCAATGCTTCTCAGAAGCGGTATGAGGAGATGGCAGAGAAATGGAAGGCATCGGAGCGTGAGAAGGAGAGGCTCCTCAAAGAGAAGAACGATCCTGCCGTACAAGAGGCTGAGAGGATTAAGTTGAACGCAATGTCGCTTGTTGCCGGGGTATCAAACTTCCTTGAGAAATTTGGTGGCTATTCATTCCTTATGAATGAGGTGAATGCTCTTCCGAAGAACCAGAGAGACGCCGTCAATGAGGCGGTCAATGCTATGAATAACTGGGTGAGCGCAATGCTCAATGAAACAATATCAGAGGTGGTTGAATGAATGAAATAAGCACAACTCAGAAACTTGAGATGATGATGAAGGAACTCATCACGATCAATATGGATACGGCAAAGAAAGTGGACAACATGGACGGCCGTATCTCGAACATCGAGAAGCGTACAAAGCGTCTGGAAGACGATGTTCAGCTTACAACTCAGCAGAGGAATACAGTGAGAAAAGCGGTTCACAACCAGGTCCTTAAAGTGCTTGAGTTGCCGGACAAGAAGAGCGAGTGGAAGGCAGAGCACTATGTTCTCAGCCAGAAGTATTCAAGTATCTTCCATGCAAGGTGCTATGTGGAAGTCGCATCAATGGGGCACCTTGCCAAACCGTATGGAGATACCACACAGAGCAACTTTGTTGATGCCATCAAGGACATCGAAGCTTGGATTCCAAGAAACGGCATCGATGGTCTGAAAAAAGAGGCTGATATGAATCGAGAAGCCAGAAGAACCATTGAGTTCTGAAGCCGCTCAAGAAAGGAGACAAATGAAAAACACAAGAATCAAGTGCAAGACAATCGAAGAAGCCAAGAAAGTGCTTCAGATGATTGAGGACAGGCATCCCGAAGTCAGATGGGGAGAAGGACAGAAGCCCACAGAATTCCATCCGTGG